AGCATATTCTTGCATTTCCTTAATTAGCATAGGATCAGGAATTCTTTCTACTCCATAAGTTGTTCTAACTACTGTACCATCTTCTTTTGTTTCTTAATCTAGTTCTTCTCTTACATATTCTATTCCGTAACTTAATAAGTGTGATTTAAATAATGTACCCGTGTTCTTCCAACCATACTCCTGGAAAACGTTAGCATTTGCTCCTAGATCTTTTAGAAACATGATTTGACTTTTAGGTACAAGATATCTTTGTTTCTTTCTATGGATCATGTAATTGATAAATAAAGATATGTTGTTTTCAATTACTGTCCAGGCATTATACCATTCTATTATAAGTTCTAATCTTTGATGAGTTTGTTTTATATCATCAAATCTTCCACACCAAGCTGCTACTATTTTACTTTGTTCTATATAAGTTTCTGTTTCAGTTCCAGTAATCTTGGTCACCTCTACTGAGTTTTTCATTACATAAATAGAACATAAAGATTCTGATGTTGTAGTTTTACCTTCTGATACAGGGTCAATAGATGCATAATATGTTCCAAAATCTGGCTTTTCTTTGTTAGGTCTTTCCCAAACTACAAGACATCCTGTTTTATCTTCAGTTTTTTTATTTATAGGAAACTCTTTTATAGGCTGTCTGTTACTTTTCATAACCTGAGGTTTGCCTTCAGCATCTGTAAATATATCTAAGAACTCATAAGCATATTCTTTTTCTTCTATTCTTCTTGCTTGAGCTGATAATAAATGTGTTGGAAATACTGATACAGATCTGTGATCAAATGCTTCTTTAATATTTCTTGGGTGCTGAGATATCCTTAACTGATAATCTTCTGGAGCTAGTTCTCTTTTCCATTCTTCAAATTGATTCTCTAAAGCTTCTAAAGCTTCTTTTACATTTGAGTTTCCATACTCATCTATGTGTGGAGGCATGGACCATTGTTCAGGAATAAATAAACCTGATAAACCTTCTGTACCTTTATTGTCTATTAAATTAGTTTCTACAGCATATACATCTTTAGATGTAGGATTCATTATCATATCCTTAAGAGGATTACACTGTGATAAGTCACCCACAGATCCTGCAGCTATAAACATTCCTGTAGTAGTAAGTCCTGATCTCATTGCAGGTCTCATATACTCATATGTCTTATCCATCTTAGGTGCAATTCCTGCTTCCTCATGAAAGAAGTACTTTACTGGACCACCAACACCATTTGTTGGATCTTTCTCAAATGACATACCTTGTATAGTACCTTTAAGACCTACTTCAGTTTTTCTATCTCCTTTTCTTACTTCTATCTTCTGCTGCCACATCATTACCTTATTTGGATTCATAGGTCTATACCAAGCAGTGTGTTCATTTAGGAATGCTGCATATTCATCTAAGAATTTCCAAGATCCTTTCTCATTAATATAATCTTTAAGACTGGCTCCTATCTTTAATGTAACACCTGCTTCAAACCACTGCTGATTTATTAGTTTGGCCATGTGATAATAAGAGGATGCTATCTGACGTTTTTTAAGTATAGCAACATGTTTATAATTTAACTCTGCAAGAAACTCATATAATGCCATATGATATTGTGCATCACGTATATCTGCAAAACCAAATTGTTGTATTTCTTTATTAAAGATTGGTAAGAAATTTAACCACATATAGTAGTCTCTAGCAATATACCAAACTTTGTCTTTTGATTTAAATATTACTCCTTTTCTGCATTTAAGTTTCTCATGATCCCAATATGCAATAAAGTCTCTTGATTTAAAAGGAGCATTACAATAAAAACCTTGTTCATTAAATTTGACGGCTTGATAATTAAACTCTTTTGTAGTTTCATCAAAACCATACTGACCAGGTTCTTTAAATATATTTCTTAGGTATGTAGCAAATTCTTCTCTAGATTCAAAGTCAGTAGTAGTCCAGGTTCCATTATCCCAAGTAGGTATATTCTCATATATTGCACTATCCTTGATCATAACCTAATCCAATACCACCTCTTACATTACTTTGTTGTTCTTCTTGAAGATCTTTATAAGCACCTTTAAATGATTCTCTAATTTGTTGATACTTGGCTGCAGCATTTACTAAAGAGTTTATGTTACCATCTCTTCCATGTTCTATTGGTGTAGTCTGCATATATCTACCTAATCTATCTAACATAGCTGCAATACCTTTGTATGCTCTTGAAGTTGGAGTCTCATACATTCTTTCACAAAACTTTAATGCTGTATATACATCATCATCCTCACTACTAAACTCTGCTTCTACTTCTTTTAGTATTAAATCTTCTTTTTCATGTTCTGGTGTATGAAAGAATGGATTCATATCTGGATTAGGACATGTCATGTAAAATAGATACTGGTATATCTTAAGATAATCATCAGGATGATTCTCCATTATGTCCTTTAAAGACTTTAATGTATAACAATGCTCTGTTGGTATTACTTTGCCGTTTTGTATGTCAAATAGTTTTACAATCATTTACTTTTCATTTTATCTTTATTATCCTTTAAATAATGTATTATTGAGATCACTTCATCCTTTAAATAAGGTACAGGTATCTGCACTACATCTTGCACAATAGGATCTCCTTTATCTGTGTATTTTGTTATAGGATAATCATACTCATCTTTACCCTCTACTTCAAACTGAACATGGTATATAAACATGTTTCCTGGTCTGAGTTTGGGATTGTGCTTTAATATAATATACATATAAATGCTGAGCTGTAAGGCATAGTGGTTAAAATTACAGTCATCTAAATGAGATACAGGAAACTTCATTTTTTGTGATATTCCTTCCCAATCTTTATATGATTGCATTTTAATCTCCTTATTAGTTTTGTAATCAACAATTGATACTTTACCATTTACAACTTCTACTAAATCTGACTGTCCGCATATTCCTGCAGATTTAAGGTATACCATATGTTCAGGATAAACTCCTGGTTCAAGCTTTTGTTCTGGAGCTATTTTTACACCTTGATCTTTGAATATAGGACTAAACACAGGTACTGTCATACCATCTCTTTCTATTGATGCAAATGAACATAAATCAGCTTCTCTTTGATTGTGATAAAATGTACCTAATGACATAGCTCTTTCAGATTCTTGTTTCCATATTTCCTGAATTTGCTTAGGTTTCATTCCATACCATTTAGAGTTCTTTCTTTTGCTTACTTTTTCTGCCACCTTTTTAGCATCAAAAGGCTCTTTAAAATAAGATGTTAAAGATGTAACACTAATCCATTCTATACCTTCGCCATTTGAACTTGTGTAACTGTGATCTTCTTCTTTAAATATAATGCTCATAATTCACCTAATTTATCTTCATCTTTTTCACTCATTAAAGCTTTCCATTCTCCTAATGGACAATCTGCAGATAGTGCTCTAGTTTTAAAAGCTAATGAACATCCGCATTCATTGCAGCAAGGTCCTGTTCCTGGAACTTCACACTTGTTACCTTTGCTAGGACATTCATTGCAAATAACCATTCTTTTAGCAGATACTGATTCTACAAATTCATCTCTAATTGTAGCATTCTTAATACCTTCGTAAATCTGTTTTCTATTTTTCCAAATCTTTTTTAGATCCATTTTTTTCTTTTAAAAATTCTTGTTTTCTAAGCTTTTCAGATTCTATTTGTTCTTTTATAGAATATAAAAATTCAATCTTTTCTTCCAACATCTTCTTATTATAGTATGCTGAATAAGTTGATGTATCATGATTTACTAAATACTTTTCAAATCTGGGAATTGCTTTACTAATGGCATACTCTCTAGCTGCAAATACACCTAAACCTGTTATATTAATTCTTGGGTGATATAATTCTGTTAGCAGAGTTCTTACATTTTTATAATAAAAATCAATAAGATCTTCTACTAGTTGTTTAGGTTGATTGTTTCTTCCAGATATTTCTTCATATAATAATCTAGCCTTTTTTGGTTTCATTTACCTAGAAATTTATAATCTAAGAAAATAGTACCATTTGTTTCTATCTTAATATTATCATCTATAGAAACTAACTTTTTATTTTTTGCGTCTTTTTTAATAAGATTATTTTTAATGCATTTATTAATACAATTTCTCACAGTTTGTTGAGATTTAAAAATCTTATGCTCCTCAGATGCATCATAACAAAAATAAGTAAGCTCTATAGGACCTACTGTACTTAGTAATGTTAAACATTCAAGATCAGAATCACTCACTGTTATTTTGTTTATATAACAGTGAGTGAGTAATTGAAACTTAATAATGTCTTTTTTAGACATTACAACTTTTTTCTGAACCTGTTTAACTACAGCCATTATGCCTCTTCTTTTCTCAAGACTCTCTTTTTAGGAGCTTTAGGAGCTTCTTGTTGTGGTTCTTCTTCAGGTTCGCTCATCATCATACCAAATTGCATTTGAATTTGAGCTCTTTTAAATCTTATTTCATCTATTTCAGAAAGAGCTTTTTCATACTCATACTGAGCTTTTAAGTAAGGCATTGATTCTGTATAGAATTTTAGCATTTCTTCTTTTCTTTCTGCTAATTCTTCTGGTGATAATTCTTGTTGGTTTTCCATTTTTTTTATTTTAGTTATTAATTATTAAAGTATAGATATAGTTACATCAAAATTAGAATGTCTATCTGCAGTACTAATTGTTTTAACTGATACTAGATATCCATTATCTGAATGTATTTCTTTAACCTCAAAGTGTGTTGCATATGGTTCATGAAATTTAACATAACCAACTGATTCACCTTTACTGTTTGTAAATTTAATTTCATAATTTGAGTTCATTCCACACCAGCATGCTCCGCTAGATGTTGTACTACATGTAGTAATTACATCATGATTTAAGGTACACCAACTTGGATTAATTACTACATCTTTAATACACTGCTCATAATCAGAACTTTTCCATACATGAATAGAATCATCTAAATTACTGTTTCTAAATGCAGCTGCATCTAATGAAATTGTAGCTTGCAATGAAGCTGAACTTCCTTTTCTCCAATCACCTACACTGTTATTAGGAGCAACTAAATAAATCAAACCCACTAATACTCCTATACCAATTAGTGTTGATTTTTTTGTAAAAAAGCTTTTAACTTTACTAAACATTTTTTTCATAATAAATATTATTTAAGATTAATAACAAATATACCAAAAAAGTTTAAACTAGAAATATTTAAACAAAAAATCCAGATATACTACATACCTGGATTTCTATATATTAGATAAGAGTAACTATCCTCCTCTTCTTTCTTTAGCTTTCTGTATTTGATTATATATTAATTGAGCAGCAGTAGCAGCAGCAGCAGGAGCAGCTATCATACCAGCTTTAACAAGATTGTTTCCATATCTCCATTTATCTTGTACCCAATCAACACCTTGATCTAAAGTATTAGAAATAGCCTTACCAACATTAGTTGGTTGATTTAGTTTACGCATTTGTCTTTTACTTAATAATCTACCGCCTGGTTCTAAACCTTCTTGTATACTTTCACAACCTTTACTATATTTAGTAGGACCACTATATTTTTGTACACAATGTGCATCTTTCTTCTTTCCAAACAATCCAAGTTGAGCCTTAGGAAGAGATTGCTTAGGTTCAGACATATTATATCTACTTTCTCTAAATTGTCTTAATACTTTTTCTGCGTTTACTTTATTTTTTTTCATAACTATAAACTTAATAACATATCTATTAACTCTTGCTGAGGGAACATATCAGACTTCCAGCTTACTACATTACTATGAGTATATAACCCAGGAGTTTTATTTGCTTTATCTAAATCTAATACCTCAAATCCATCAGCACCTTTTTCTTTTACCCATTCTACTAATCCTACTCTAGGATCTATTGAGTATTTATTTGCTATATGCAATATCCATTTTTTAAGTACTTCAATCTGCTTATCAGAATATCTATGCCAGTATTGATGACCTTTAAAAGGTTTTGCTAGTTTAACAACTTGTGAAGGATCTGCAATAGTTCCTACATAAGTTTTACCATTTTCAATATAACCCATATTACATACTTCTATAGCAACAGAGTTTCTATGCATTCTAGAATTACCTGTTCCTGTATGCCAGCCATATCCACCTTCTGGAAATGCTTGAACTAGATCACCATCATATTTATCAGTACCGTTTTTTACATTTTGTCCACCTAATATAAATTCAGTAGCTACATTACCTCTTTTATCTCTAGCCCACATATCAGCTACTTGATAAGGATTATCCCATCCTGCTGTATGATGTAAAAATATCCATTCTTTTGGAACAGGTCCTTTAAAATAAGTACCTATAGGCATATGATGTTCAATTAGATTAAGCTCACCATTTTCAGTAAATTTCTCAGATAAGTCTGTACTTAAAAAACCCATAGAGTTTAAAGTATTTGGTCCTACTATACCGTCAGCAACAAGTTCATGTGCTCTTTGGTATTCTTGTACAGCTCTTTCTGTTATAGATCCAAATATACCATCAGCAGTTAGTCCTAAAAACTTTTGAAGTTCTTTTACTTCTTTACCTTTACTGCCTTTTCTAAGAATCATTTTTTTCTACTTTTTGTAAACTTATCAATAGATGTAAGTCCTAATGCACCAAATGCAAATAATGCTACAGCATCTACAAGATATTCTGCTGGTCTAATATCATTATGAGTAAATGTATTTGCAATTAATGAAGTTACTAATGCTAATACACAAAGTAATCCACCTAATCTTTTAGATGAGTAATTACCTGACTCATCACTTAGAAGTTGTTTAAAAAATTCTTTCATGACTTTTTTTTTATTTTTTCTGCTATTATAAATTTAAATAATCTATATGCTCCATATATTAAAGCAATAAGAACTAACCAATTTATAGTCTTTTTCCAAAATGGAGTTTTTTCATAATACTTTACAGGTATTGTTCTTTCTATAACTTTTTCTACTGTTACTGTATCACACTCTCCATGTATAAATACATTCTTTTGAATTGTATCATGAAATATCTTTACAGTCAGTCTTTCTTTTTGCAGTATTAAAGTATCTCTAGTAATTTCATGAAAAAAGTGTTCATTTATAATTGTATCATGAACTACTTTCGGAACTTCAACTCTAACAGTATCTATAAATGATACTGAATCTATTTCTAGTAGGTACGGATGTTTATCTATAAGTCTGTTAAATCTAGTTTGAGGACTACATGAAAATAACCCTATACAAAATATTATAATCCAAGGTTTTATCATTTATCTTCTTTACCATTAATGGCTTGGATAATTCTAAGCTCCATAGCTGCCATTTCTTTTACTATATCCGCAAGTGCTTGATCATTTCTTTCTCTGTTATTATCTACTTTAGAAGAAAGCTCATCAATTCTTTTATGCAATAACTGATTATTATCTTTTTTCTCAGATTTTAAATCAATTATTTCTTTTTGTAAATTTTCCAAAACTATTTGTTGAATTGCTACTTTATTCTTTAATGTAAACCAAACTGTTAATGCACCCACTAAAGCTGACAGGATTGATACTAAAGCATCAAAACCAATTTGTAAACTTGAAACCTCCATTGCTCATTTAAATAAATATATAATATATAATATACAAAATTTATTTAAATCTACATAAAATTACGTAGTATTTATAGTGGAAACTTATAAGAATCTACTTGTTTATTGTAATAATCTTCTTTTTCTGTCTTAACTCTTTTGTATGATATCTCTAAAATACGCCCTCCTGTAGGTTTAACTGGAGCACCTCTTTCTACATGCCACCCCTTTGCTCCTGATCCATATTCCTCTTTATATGTTCCTGTAAGCATCATGTGAAGCTGTTTTTGTACGTGCCTGTAACATCCTGCACCTAGTGCTAAAACGTCTCTTACATCATTTCTAGCTGCATTTTCATGTATGTGACCCATAGTAAATACATCAAAGTCTTCATACATCTCTAAGGCTCTAGTAAGGTTTAATGCACCTTTAGTGACTACACCACCTCCTCCAGATCCATGAAAGTATTTTATTTTACATACTCGTCTGTCAGGTCTATTGTTTGGTTTTTGACGCACTGCATTATTTATTAAAAACCATCCACCATATCCTCCAGCATAAACTTTTGAATCATTTTTTATATTAAGGAGTTTTACAAATCTTTTTAATATATCAGTTTCTTGGTATTTAATTATAGCTGTCTCATGATTTCCGTAGCCTATTACAGTAAGTAAGTGTGCATAAGGTGACCACCATTCAACTGCTGTATCTACAATTGAATCTAGATATCTTGTATTATTATGTTCTGGACGTATTGCTGATTTACTTCTTCTGGCATCTCCTCTACCTTGCATTAAACAGAACATATCTCCATTTATCATTATAGGAATAGATTCCTGTAAGCAGTAGTCTAAATCTTTTTTAAGTAGTTTCCAATCACACTTAGGATTATCCCAATGTATGTCTGATAGCATTGCTATCTTTGTTTTTGTTCCATCAATTTGTAACTCATGAATATTTTCAGCATGTTCTATTATAGTCATTCTTTATTTTCTTCTTTGTTTCCTTGGGTAGTTAAATTATAAATAAGACAGATAGCCACAAATAACCCTAGTAATCTTACATACATGTTTTCACTAAATATCATCAATAAACAGAAAACACCTGTTAAATAATATAAAATGATAACTAAGTAAATTTTAAGATCATCCATTTTATTTATAATTAAAGAACTAATATACAATATTACAGTAAAACTTAATAAGTAAACTGTAATAAATTGTATCATATACTCTTACCATCTTGGTGAGCAACGCCTAATAATTCTAATGACCAAAGTTGTATATCTTGACTTGTAGTTCCGTCATCTTGAGTATACTCTAATTCAATTAATATTATATCTTCTTCATACGCATCAGATATGTCTATATTATCAATTAATATTTCTTTATGTATTTTATTAACTAAATCATTATATGGTGTTAAAGCTGTTGCTCCTTCAGGAATTAAATCTGTAGTAGTAGCAACTGGAACTACGGTAGCTAAGTCAGTAGCATCGACTTGTTGTCTTAAAACAGGTACAATTACACCAGCTGTAGAAGCTACTAAAGTTCCAGAAGCTTTAACTATAGTAACTCTAGTAGTTATTTGACAAGGTGTACCTACATTTATAGCAGTAGCAGCTCCATTTGTAAATCCATAATTTAATCTTAATTCTAATGGAAATGCTGTACATGTACCTACGGGTATTGGTAGTTGAATTGTTGCTCTAACTCCTAAAGCATCAAATAAAGATGATCTAATAGCGTGAGTATACACAGGACCTACACCTATATCTTGTTCAAAATCTACTAATGTATTTGGTCCAGATATATTACCTGTCCAAATAGGTCCGTTAAGAGATATATTTTTTCTAAACATAGAAAGACCTAAGCTAGAAAGAACTCCGTCTCTAGATATATTAGTTGAGCTTTCAATAAGTCTAAATCTTTGTATAGTTGGATTAGATGCTCCTGGAGTTACTATTCTAAACCTCATCCATCTAGCTGCAATACCATTAATAGTTTTTGTTGTCCAAGTAGTATTTTCATCAACCTTAAATCTCACTAACTCAATAACATTTGCTCTCCAAAATACAGTATTACCATATGAATATCCTCTATCTTCTGCTACACTGTGGAAATTAACATTTACCCAAGCTGCACCATCCCATATTTCTGCAACTATGTCAGATAATGGAGAACTAGTAGCATCCATAAAAGTTTCTATACCATAGAAAAATAAAGGTGTTCCACCTATATCAGCTCTTTGAGTACCTACTAATATAGTTTCATTAGCAACATTTGTTTGAAAACCAAATGTACTTCCTACTCTACTTTCAGCAGCAGCTGTAACATCTAGAAAGCTACCTCCATCAGATATTGGACCTGCTGTATTATCTGTAGTAAGAACTTTCATACCTGTAGTATAAGGAGCTCCTCTACCTATAG